AACTAACCAGTTAATTACCAAGGTAAAAAATGGACAACATTAAATCGGAGACTATTAAGTTAGTCACCCCAGTAGGAACTCGTTTTCGTTACTCTTATTTAGTAACACCTGATGAGTACATGGGTGAACAGAAGTGGAAGACAGAAGCATTGATACCAGTAGGTTCAATGATGAAGAACAAAGAAGGCAAGATGGTAGAAGCTACTGCTTATATCATTGAAGAACTAGAAGGATTACTAGAGATATGGAAGGGTCAATTGAAAGCTGCTTTCCCTGATAGATCTTTTAGTTTAACTAAGAGTTCAAAGACAGGACAACCATCTTTCCCTTGGTCATTCGAGGAAAGTGATTTAGTTATCAGACTAAAGAAAAATTATAAAGGCATGAAAGGTATCAATACACCTGTTGCTTTCTATAAGACTGAACAACAAAGCGGTCAAGTAGTTCTTATGAATGAGGATGAAAGATTACAGATGGAGAAGATAAGTCCAGAGACAGAAGGACAAGTATCTTTCTTGGCTTCTGGATATAACGCAGGTGGTAATGGTGTGGGTATTAGATGTATGCCATTAAGTATTTGCTTTAGAAATATAGTTCCCTTTACAGGTGGAGGTGGAGCAAGTGACTTCGAGACAGCAGAACCAACGACCTACGAAGAGAAAGCGACTGCCACAGCAGCCGACTTCTAAATACAAAAGCAAGTTTGAAGCTGCTTTTGCCGACAGTTTACACAAAAAGAAAATTAAATTTACTTATGAAACTATCAGCATTGACTACACAATTAGCTACAGCTACAAGCCTGACTTTATCCTCAACAATTTTATTGTTGAAACGAAAGGATATTTTTCGACTGAAGACCGCAGAAAGCATCTTGTTATTAAGGAGACAAGACCCGAATTAGACATCAGGTTTTGTTTTCAAAATAGCAAGACACGATTAAGCAAAGCAAAGAGAAGCCTTACCTATGGTGCATGGTGCGATAGGCATGGGTTTCTCTACTGCGATAAAACAATTCCTACTGAATGGTATGACTTACCCACAACCTGATAACCCTAAAGCAGGTGATACTTTTTTTGACCCAGTTAATAAAATGTGGAGAGTTTTTAATGGCATGACTTGGGTTGAAGTAAATCTACAAGAACACAAATGTAAATTAAATGAAGAGCCAATACAAGAATAAAAAAGTTTGCCCCGAATGTGGCAAGAAGAACTGTGCAGTCTTTGATGATGGGCATGAACATTGCTTCACTATGGATTGCGAATACACCTACTACCCAAACAAAACCAAAGAAAAGAAAGTGAGTAACATCATTCCATTAAAGAAAAGAAATCCAAAACTATTGAAGGTAACACCTATAGCTTTAGCTAAACGTGGAATCACTAGGGAGACTTGCGAACTATTTGGATATGGGCAAGCAGAATATAGAGGACAACCTGTTCAAGTTGCTACTTATAAAGATCAGAAAGGTAGAGATGTAGCACAACACGTACGATTTCAAGACAAGAAGTTTGTTTGGATAGGAGACATATCTAACGTGCAGCTATGGGGTCAGCACCTATGGCGACAACATGGCAGCAATGGATCTGTTTTTGTAAGCTGCTTTGAAGGTGAGATTGATTGCATGAGTGGATCTCAAATACAAGGTAACAAGTTTCCCTGTGTATCAATACCTTCAGGAGTACAGTCAGCAGCTAAGTATTTAGCAGCCAACTATAAATGGTTGGATACTTATTGTCGTATAGTTCTTTGCTTTGATAATGATGACGCTGGTAATAAAGCAGCAGATAAATGTATGGAAGTCTTACCTAAAGGTAAGGTTGCAATAGCAAGATTAGATCGTAATGACGTTAACGATCATTTAGTACAAGGTGAAGGAGATATAGTACAAGAAAGATTATGGAAAGCTAGACCAGTTAGACCTGATTGCTTGATTAATGCTGCTGATGCTTGGGATTTATTTACTAAAGAAACAAGTAAAGCTGTAACAGATTTTCCTTTCCCTAAACTAAATGATTTTACAAAAGGATTATTTCCTAGCCAATTATTTACAGTAGCTTCCGCAAGTGGGGCAGGTAAGTCCACAATCTGCAGAGAATTTTGCCATCACTTTTTGAAGAGAGGATTAAAGGTTGGTTATATAGGACTAGAAGAATCAGTACAAAGAACACTTCAAGGTTTAGTAGGCATTGACTTGAATGTTCCTTTACATCTAACTGAAGATGGCATAGATGAAGCTGCCTTAAAGACTGCCTTTGATAAACTTACTTCAAGTCGTAATTTGTTTTTATATAATCACTTCGGTAGTCTTGAACCTGATGTACTACTTGAACAAATCAGATACTTGGCAACAGTAGATGGAGTGCAGGTAGTAATCCTTGACCACATCAGTATAGTTTTATCTGGTCTTGAGTTAGACAATGAACGCAAAGCAATAGATATAATAATGACCAAGCTAAGAAGTTTATGTGAAGCCACAGGTATAGCTCTTGTATTGGTCAGTCACTTACGCAGACCACAAGGACAATCACATGAGTCAGGCAGGGAGGTTGATACCTCTGACTTGAGGGGATCTCATTCACTACTCCAACTATCAGATGTCGTACTCTCGGCTTCTAGAAACCAGACAGGAGATGCTAGTGAAAGACAAAGATTACAGTTAAAGGTACTTAAGTCTAGACATACTGGAATGACAGGAGAAGTAGATAAATTATTATACGACCAGAAAACAGGTCGATTAATTGTATATGAAAATGATTTTGCAAAACTATGACTTTATTAATTGATGCTGACTGGCTAATCTACTCTTCCTGTTGTGCTTGTGAAATAGATACAAGATGGAATGATTGGCAACATACTCTTCACTCTGATGAAAGAGATATAATGAACCTGATTGAAAGCAGGTTAGAAGTATATAAACAGATAGCAGAAGACAAGCATGATGTGGTTATGTGCTTTACTTCTTACCCAACATTCAGGCATGAGATATTTCCTGAATACAAAATACATAGAATATCTAAAAGAAAACCACTAGCTTTGAGATCAGTAATTAATAACTGTAACAAAATATATGACTGTGTATCCTATCCAAACTTAGAAGGAGATGACGTACTTGGATTACTAGCTACCAATGGACAATATAAAAATCCAATAATAGTATCAGTCGATAAGGACATGAGAACTATACCTTGTAAGCTGATAGCTACTGAAGAGGTAGAACATATTACAGAAAAGAAAGCAAACAGACATTGGTTTGAAATGTCTATAGCAGGAGATAGCACAGATGGAATAGTAGGAGTGAAAGGTTTAGGTATGGTAAGTGCTACAAAATTATTAGCCGAAACTCCTGATACACAAGATGCACTATGGTCTAAGGTACAGGAAACATATACAAAGAAAGGTTACAGTATTGCTGATGCAATTCTTAATGCAAGACTTACTAGAATATTACGAGAAGGAGATTACGATTATAATACAGGTGAAGTGAAACTTTGGAATCCATGAGAAAACCCCCAAAACGAGTCACTTGTCTTAGGGGTTCTCTACGCTTTACCAATGGGTAACCACTCCCATTGATTTAATGGTAGCATAAAACTATGGCAAGCAACACTTTACCTGTTATAACTGATGATCTTATACAAGGTCTAGATAATCTGTACCCACAACGACACCCTGACTTGTCATTATCTGATAGGGAGATATGGTATAGAGCAGGGCAACGTAGTGTTGTTGACTATCTAATTGAACAACAAAAAAGACAACGTGAAACTATGTTAAACAACACAACCAAAGGTATTTAATTATGTGTTTCTTCGGTGGTGCTCAAGCTGCACCTGCTCCTAAAAAACCTGAGTTTGAAGATGCACCACCTGTAGTAACAGGAGAACAGACAGGTGTAGATAAACCAAAGAACACAAAGAAAGCTACAGAGAAGTTAAGAATGATGAGAAAGAAAAAAGAAACTTCAGGGAACTCGACTGTAAATACAAACTTAAATAGAACACAAGAGTTGCTATCAAGACCAAGCGGTTATAATAAATAAAAAGGTAACTAACTATGTGTTTCAGAAGTCCACCGCCACCACCCCCATTACCTGACCCAGAGCCAGTAGCACCTAAAGCTGAGAAGACTGCTGAACAAGTTGTTACAGGCACACAAAGAAAAGACATTGCCAAGAAAGGTAGGAAGGCTGCAACTACAACCACAAGGTCAGCAGCTAGAAGGGGTACTGCTTCTTTAAGAATACCTTTACTAACTAATGCACAAACCGAATCTGGTAATTTAAGGACACCTGTTTAACATATGGAATATTCTTCTTCGGCTGTAACAGCAGCAGGGTTGTATGAACAACTAGCACAAGAAAGATCAACCTATCTAAGAGAAGGTCAAGAGTCTAGTAAGTTAACCCTGCCATATCTTATACCTGAAACTTCAGGTGGTAGTGGTGCGAGAAGAAGTAAGATCAAAACACCTTATCAATCAATCGGTGCAGCAGGTGTTAACAGTCTTGCAGCAAAACTATTGACAGGTCTTTTCCCTACAAACGTACCTTTCTTTAAACTTGTATTAGATTTAATAAAAATACAACAAGAAGGTAGTAAGCCTGAAGCTATTACTGAAATAGATAAAGCATTACGCAAAGTTGAAGCTGCCTTAATGCGTGAGATCGAAACATCAAATGATAGAGTCGCAATGTTTGAAGCATTAAAACATCTTATTGTTGGTGGGAATGTTTTGTTATATCTGACAAACGAAGGATTACAAGTATATCCATTAGAAAAATATGTATGCAAACGTGACCCAAACGGAAATACTTTAGAAATTATTATTAAAGAAACAGTAAATGGTAAAGCCTTGCCACCTGATTTTGCAGCAAAACTAGAAGAGAAAGCAAAATATACAGAGGATACTTTAGAAGAAAACTTAGATATATATACACACGTCAAAAGAGATGGAGACTTCTTTAACTGGCATCAAGAATGTAAAGGAGAAAGGATACCTAACACAGAAGGTAGGGCAAGGAAAGATGTAAACCCTTTTATAAATCTTAGGTTCACAAGATTAAGTGGAGAAAGTTACGGAAGGGGATACGTTGAAGAGTATCGAGGGGATTTGATTTCTCTTGAAGGATTAATGAAAGCTATAATTGAGAACGCTGCTGCGTCTGCACGTACAGTTTTTCTTGTAAATCCTAATGGTACAACGAGAGCTAGTACCCTAGCTAAAGCACCTAATGGAGCTATTAGAGAAGGTAACGCACAAGATGTATCTGTCTTACAGGTAGGCAAGGGAGCAGATTTGCAGACATCTTTTACAGCAGTACAAAGAATAGAACAGAGATTACAGTATGCTTTTATGATGGCTAAAGCAGTACAACGTGACGCTGAAAGGGTAACAAGTACAGAGTTAAAGATACTGACACAAGAACTAGAATCAACACTTGGTGGAATCTACTCTATCTTGAGTTCAGAACTACAACTACCCTACCTAAGAAGACGTATGCACTTATTGGCAAAAACAGGTAGAGTGCCAGAGCTACCAAAAGATATAGTAGGTCTATCAATCATCACAGGATTACAAGGACTAGGTAGAGGACAGGATAAAGAGAAGTTACTTGAGTTTATTACTACTTTGGCACAGGCTCTAGGTGCTGATGTGATGAGACAGTTTATTAATGTTGACGAAGCTATCAAGAGGTTGGCTACCAGTATTGGCATAGATACTGAAACATTGGTAAAATCAAGTGAACAGATTGCTGCGGAGTTACAAGCTGCACAACAACAAGAACTCATTAGAAGTCTTGGTAGTGCTGCTGTAGGCTCGCCTTTACTTGACCCAAAGAAACAGGCTGAAGCAGGTCTTATCTCACAACAAATGGATTCAAATGCCCAACAAGAACAGCCAGTCTAAAAAGACTGCAAAAGCAAGAGACAACAATGGGAGATATGTAGCTCCTGAAAAAGCAGTTGTCAGCAGATTAGGTGTAAATGAAGAAGGTACACCTGAATCAAAGAATCAAGGTAAGACTGTCACTACTAGACATGGCAGTACAATCACTTATAGTTAAACCAAAAAACCACTATGACATCATCACAAGTACAGGCAAATGAAACACCACCAATGTCTTCACAAGATATTGAAAGTCTTAGAGATGAGAATGGACTTATCGCAGGTAAGTTTAAAACTGCCGAGGATATGGTAAACAGCTACAAAGAACTAGAAGGTAAGCTCGGTGCGATAGATCAAACTACAGAAGAAACTAAAGAAGAAACTAAAGAAGAAGCTAAAGCAGAAAAAAGTAATGATGACTTTAACGCTGCTGAAGTTTACGGAGATGGTTTAGCTTCAGTTCTAGAAGAAGTTGGTATTGACCCACAGGTTATTAGTAATACTTTTACAGAGACAGGTAAAATTACAGAAGATGATTACCAGAAACTAGGAGAAGCAGGATTCTCTAAGCAAGTTATTGATACTTACCTAGATGGATTAAAGGGTACTGCTAACTCTGCTGAAGATATAAAAGATGCACAGTTAGATGACATCTTATCAGTTACAGGTGGAGAAGAAGGCTATTCAAAATTAAGAGATTGGACACAGGCTAATGTACCTGATGAAACTCTCAAGGCATTTGACAAGATACTTGATACTCAAGACCCCACAATGATTAAGGTTGCAGTACAGGGTTTTGCTGCACAGATGAGAGAAGCAGAAGGCTATGAACCACAACTGATAAATGGTAGAACACCAGTAGGTAATACTAATTCATTTAAAACACAGGCAGAACTTACAAAAGCTATGTCTGACCCTAGATATGGTAAAGATCAAGACTATACATTATCTGTATATAAAAGATTAGAAGACTCTAAGGTAGTAGGCAATGGCTAACAAACCAACCAAGCCAGAGCTTTATGCAAGAATCAAAGCAAGAGTTAAAGCAAAAGTCAAGAAGTGGCCTTCTGCATACGCAAGTGGTCAACTTGTTAGACAATATAAAGCAGCAGGTGGAGGTTACACCAAAGCATGAGTCTCGACAGGTGGTTCAAAGAGAAATGGGTAGATGTCAAGACAGGTAAACCTTGTGGTCGTAAGAAGGGAGATGGCAGACCTTACCCTGCTTGCAGACCTTCAAAGAGAGTTAGTAGCCAGACTCCTAAAACAAGTAAAGAGTTGAGTAATAGAGAAAGACTTAGATTTAAAAGAGAAAAAACTAGCGGTAAGAGAATAACTTACAATCACAAAAGACGACAAAGAGCAGCATAACTGTTATATTTTATTTAACTACTCTTACTCGTAGTTCATGTCTTCTCGCAGAAAAACTTTATCTCTCAGAAAGTCAGACAAGAATCCAACAGGAGGACTGTCTGAAAGTGGGAGAAAAAGAATAAACGCTGCTACAGGTTCTAAGTTGCAACGACCTGTCACTAAAAAAAGTGGACTTTCAAAACGTGAAAAAGGTAGAAAGAAATCTTTTTGTGCAAGAATGAAAGGTGTCAAAGGAGCAATGAAAGACAGTAAAGGGCGGCCAACTAGAAAGGCACTTGCTCTACGCAAGTGGAATTGCTAGGCTCTCGGCATACAACATCTACATATCAAAGTGCCTGAAAAAGTTTCAGATAACGCTTTGAGAAAAGGTTAGTAAAGACAGAGAAAGTACAAATTATTTACAAACACTTACTAAACAGATGGCTAACGCAACTGTAAGTAGGCTCGGTCTTGTTAATAATTCGGGTACAAACTTTGATGAACTATTCCTGAAAGTTTTTAGTGGAGAGGTTCTAACAAGTTTTGCCCAGAATAATATTTTCAACGAGCAACTACATTCTGTCCGTACTATTGCATCAGGCAAATCGGCAAGTTTTCCAAAAATCGGTACGGCTACTGCTGCCTATCATGTAATTGGAGAACCCCTAGTAGGGGCAAACCAAATCAAGGCTAATGAGGTCTTGATAAATATTGATGATATGCTAATCGCCCAAGCGGTAGTCGCTCGGCTTGATGAGCTTAAGAATCATTATGACGTAAGAGCTACCTATAGCTCTGAATTAGGAAAGGCTTTAGCCAAAACATACGATCAAAACGTAGCGAAGGTAATCGCTAATGCGAGTCGTGCGTCAGCTACTATTAGTGGAGATGATGGCGGTCTTGTATTAACACTTGCCAATGGTAATACAGCTTCATCTGACGTAACAGGAGATGAACTGGTTGCAGCTATCTATGATATAGCTCAAGAGTTTGACACTCGTGACATACCAAGCACAGATAGATACTGTGTGTTGCCACCTGCGGAATTTTATAAGATTCCTGAGTCTGCTACTAGAGTTATGAATACAGACTTTAACCCACAAGGTAATGGTTCTGTTGCAGCAGGTACAGTAACACAGGTTGCAGGTATCCCTATCATGATGTCTAACAACGTACCACAATCTAACGTAGGCTCTAACCCTTCAGGTGCTAATAACACCTATTCAGGAGATGATAGCAAGACGCTAGGTTTGGTATTCCATAAATCCGCAGTCGGCACAGTCAAGTTGCAAGACATGACAACTGAAATCTCAGGTGCAGATTATGGGATTATGTATCAATCAACATTGATGATCGCCAAGTACGCACTTGGTCATGGAATCCTAAGACCAGAATGTGCAGCAACAATCAAATTGTCTGCTTCATAATCTACCTAAATTCATAAAATAGGGTATTCTATTATTAGATACCCTTTTTTTTTATGCCTTACGGAAAAGGTACTTACGGAAACAAAGTAGGAAGACCTAAAAAAACAGACAAGAAAAAGTCTAAAAATTTAAAAAGTAATTTAATGGCATTGAAAATGTCAAAAAAGTAAAGAACAATGGCTGTAGCTGCAACCACAGAACTTGAATGTATTAATATTATGCTTGCTGCAATAGGCGAAGCACCTATTAATACCTTAACTGGCACTCTTCCAGTAGATGCTGTTACTGCTCAGAAGACTTTAACTGAAATAAATAAAGACGTACAGAATGAAGGTTGGTCTTTTAATCAAGAGTTTAATGTCAAACTAACTAGAGATGGCAGTAATGAAATTGCTCTTGGTACAGATATGTTGAAAGTAGATGCTAATGTTTTTGACCACCCAACTATTGATGTTGTGCAAAGAGGTTTAAAAATGTATGACAGAAAAAATAATACTTATGTCTTTGATACAGACTTAACTTGTAATGTTACTTACTTTAGAAATTTTGATGAGATACCTGAATCCGCTAGACGATATATAAATATAAGAGCAGCAAGAGTATTTGTAGATAGATTAGTTGGAGATGATGGATTAAGAACTTATACAGCACAAGATGAAGCAAGAGCAAGAGCAAACCTTATGGAAAATGATATGGATAACGCAGACCATAATGTTTTATCAGGAGACCCAAATCTTAATAATGCTATGAATACGTTTACACCTGCTGATGTTCTTAACAGATAACTATGGGGATAGTATCAAGATCAATACCCACACTACTTAGAGGTGTATCACAGTCTTCAGATTCTTCTAAGCAGTCAGATCACGCTGACATACAAGATAATGCTGACAGCAACCCAGTTGTAGGTCTAGTAAAAAGATCAGGCATACAGCACGTTACAAACCTAAGTACTAGCACACTAGGTAATGTTCATATTCAAACTATAAACAGAGATGTTAATGAAAGATATGTAGCGATATTTAGTAATGGCAATGTAAAAGTATATGAGCTAGATGGCACAGAAAAGACAGTAACAAAACCAGATGGAACTGCATACTTAAATACTTCAAACCCTAGAGACACGATCAAGACTGTAACTATTGCTGACTTTACTTTTGTTGTTAATACAAATCAGGTAACTGCAATGGATTCAACTCTATCCGCAGGTAACATTACACAAGCAATTATCTTTGTAAAACAAGTTTCTAACGATACTGTTTATTCTGTTACTGTTGATGGTGTAACTGTAACTGATGACACTACTAATGACTCATCTCTAAGTACATCACAAGTTGCTGCTGATTTGCAGTCAGGTCTTAATTCAGGATTATCGGGATTTACTATTGCAAGAAGTGGAAGTGTAATACATATAAAAAAGAATGATGGTAGTAACTTTGCTATAGATGGTACTGACACTCAAGGTAATACTCAATTAACAATAGTAAAAAATTCAGTTCAAAGATTTACAGACTTACCTGCTGTCTCTCCCAATGGAATGGTGGTAGAAGTAAAAGGAGATGAAAGTACTAACTTTGATAATTACTATGTAAAGTTTGTCACTAACAATGGCAATGCTTTAGAAGAAGGTCAATGGGAAGAAACAGTAGAAGCAGGTATTCAATTTAAGTTTGACTATGCCACTATGCCACACGTCTTGATTAGACAGGCAGATGGTAACTTTAGGTTTGCAAGAGTTGATGGAGATACATATACCTTAAGTGGTACTCAATATACGTTACCTGTATGGGGAGAAAGAACAGCAGGAGATACGGAGTCTGCAAAAGACCCTTCATTTATTGGTAGTAAAATAAACAACGTATTCTTTTTTAGAAACAGATTAGGATTTTTAGCAGATGACAATGTGATACTGTCTAATGTTTCAGAGTTCTTTAACTTTTTTCCCGATACAGTTCTTACTGTAGTTGACTCACACCCTATAGATGTAGCTGCTTCTCATACTAAAGTTGCTATCCTTAAACACGCAGTAACTATGGGAGAACAGTTGATATTATTCTCTGAACAAACACAGTTTGTACTATCTAGTTCAGCAGATAACTTAACACCAACAACAGCTAACGTACTTGTATCAACAGAGTTTGAGTCTTCAGATGATGCTGCTCCTGTAGGTTCTGGTAATTCAATTTACTTTTTAACTAAAAAAGGTAACTTCGCAGGTATTCGTGAATATATTACACAGACTAATGAAACTTCTAGAGATGCAGCAAACATCACTATTCATGTACCAAGACTTATACCAAGTAATATTTTTAAATTAGCTGTATCTAATAATCAGGATATTCTTGTTTGTGTTGGAACTGATAACCCTAATAAATTATTTATAAACAGATGGTTGTTTGGTAATCAAGGACAAAAAGTTTTAAACAGTTGGTTTACTTTTACTATTAATGAAAACAGGTCTATTAAAAATGTTGACTTTATAGGTACTGATTTGTTTTTAGTTATAGAAGAAGCTAATACAGTTACTTTAGAAAAGATACCATTTGAATCTGATTTTAAAGAAACTAATGCAGATTTTGAATTTCACTTAGATCACAAAGTAACTGAAGCAGACGTAACAGTTGCATATAACTCATCTACTGATAAGACTACATTTACTTTGCCTTATAGACTTAGAGCAAAAATGGATATAGTAGGTAGATTTCTAGCAAGTAATGAGACAAGCACGTTTGTTGATATTAATGGAGTGACGCAAACCTTAAAACCTGCAACAGTTATACAATCTACAAATTTAACCAATGGTTCAACAACAACAATAGAAGCAAATGGAGATTATAGAAATGCAAAATTTATTATAGGAGAGCCTTATGATATGCACTATAGATTTAGTAAGCAAAGAATAACTGAAACCCCACAACAAAATAGTGCTGAGATTATTAGTAGCAGATTACAGCTACATCATTTCTATATAAAGTTTGAAAAGAGTGGTTTCTTTCAAGTAGAAGTAACACCTGAGTTAAGAGATACTAGCACTCATAAATTTAGTGGTCGATTTTTGGGTGCTGCTTCTTCTGTAATAGGTCAACTTAATTTAGAGACAGGTACATTTAGAGTTCCAATAATGAGTAGAGCAGACAAGGTTGATATAGATGTAAAGAATAAAACATTTTTACCAACACTATTGGCTAGTGCAGAATATGAAGCTATGTTTCACATGAAGAGTAGGAGAATGTAATGGGTCATTTAAGAAAATGTACACTAAAAGACTTGCATCATGTCTCTGAAAATATGAGAGATATGGATAGATTAGAAGCTGTATATCAAACAGGGCAAGACCCAGATACAGCATTAAGAGTTAGTTATCTAGCAAGTAAAGTAGTTATGGCTATCTGTGGAGATAATGATAATCCTATTGGTATTTGTGGTGTAACTCCTAATGGTTGTATCTATATGGTTGCTACAGAAGAATTATTTTCTAATGATAAATATAAAATACAACTGATAAGACAAGGTAGAAAATGGGTTGATGATTTGCTCAAATCATATAAAATTCTATACAATGTAGTATATGCTGAAAATGAAAAAGCTATGAAGTGGTTACAGACTTTAGGGTTTAAGTTTATTAAATATCATAAGGAGTATGGACAACATAAAAAACCATTCGTTGAATTTTCGAGGATAGTCTAATGTGTTTTGTTGCAGGACTATTTGGAATAACAGGAGCAGCAGGTAATTTATTTAACGCTTCGCTTGCTTTGAGTGCAGTTACACAAGTAGCAGGTGCAGCTTCTAAAAATAAAATTGCTAGACAACAAGCATCATACGCATATCAAGCAGCAGAAAGAACAGCTATATCTGCTGATGCTGCTATGTCTTCACAACAAGAAGCATTAAACGCACAGTTAATAGAAAGAAGGGCTGATGCTGGACAGAAGAAGCTAGCAAAAACTATAGAAGGATTACAGGCTAAAGGTAAAGCAGCAGCAACAGAAGGCAGGTCAGGCAGATTAATGGAACTCATACAAAATGATATAGATAGACAAGTAGCAGGATTAAGAGAAAGTATATCTCAATCTTTAGAATCAGCAGAAACACAATATGGTAGAGATGTATCAGCTATAGTGGCACAAAGAGATAGCAGAAGAAATCAAGCATTAGATATAGGAAACAGAGGATATACACAGGCAATGCAGAACTATCAAGGACTGTTGCCTACTATAGGAAACATAGCATCAACTGGATTACAGACTTATTTAGGTATTGATGCAGGACAAAAGAAATTTACCTCTGCTACTAGCTAATGACTTCATCAGGTTTTCAATCATTTACAACACCTAGAGATACTTTTGTTTCTCAAAGTACACAACCTGCTATAAACACACAAGATGGTTTGTCTCAAATTGCACAGACACTAGCTGTTATAGAACCTAATTTACAAAAATATATAGTAAAGAAAATAAAAGATATAAAAGAAGAAGAAGTTGCAGAAGCACAAACAGAGGGAGAAGAAGCAGCAAGAAGTTATACAAAAAAACAAAGGTTATTGTTTCCTGAAGGAGTAGAGATTGATGAAACTGCTCCTGAATTTGCGGAGACTGTAAATAAATTAAGCGGAATAATTAATGAGAATGACAGAAAAATATATCAAGGAAAAAGTATATGGTATAAAAACGCATTCGAAGAAGCTAAAGCAATAAGACTAGGAAAAAATTATTCAGCAGAAATGTTGGCTGATTATGATACCTTTCGTGTTAATGACCCAGTTACAGGAGTAGAAAAACCACTATCTGCTTATCCGTTTACAAGTTCAACAGTACAAAATTTTATAAGTAATTACAGAAATAAAAATGTAGAACTAGCTGCTATTAGTCCTTTTCATTTTCAAAGATCATTTTTACCTGAAATAAAAAAAGGAACAGAAAAGTTTATAGAAAAACATGAAGTAGATCATGCCTTCTTTAAATTAGATGCACATAAAAAAGAAGTTAATGGAGGATTAGAAGCAATAGTAAAAAGTTGGCAATTAAAAAGACAACAAAATCCTAGTGGTAAATTTGAAGATATAGATTTTGCAGATGAAAAAGAAGCAGTAAAGATTTTAGTAGAAAACGCAAGTAAGTTTTATCAAGGTAAAGACTTAAGTGATTTTTATAAAGATGTCTTTATACCTTTTGTTAATGAAACAGCAGTATCTATAGCAGGAGATGAAGCACTAGGAGAAAATAGATTTGAATTATCACGACAATGGTTAGACGAAATACCAAAATTATTTCCTAAACAATTAGCAACTAAAAAAGTTATTAATAAAGATGGAAGTGTATCAGTTGAAAATATACCAGAACCAGTTTTTTTAAGAGATGAAACAACAGGCGAACTTGTTATAGATGAAGCATCAGGTCAACCAGTACAAAAATACCAAGTTGTTGAAAATGCTAATGGCACAAAATCAACAATACCAGTTATAACTTTTAAAAAATCTGATAAAACAGTTTTAGAAACTAAACAAAATTATTTAAAAGAAAAAAATGTTGCTGAGAAAAAAATTAATGGATTAGAAAAAGATTATAACCAGTTTGGTAAAGAAAGAGAACTTTTTAAAAACACAAAAAGAATGAAAGAAATACTAACAAGTGCTTCTGAAAGAAATTTAACAAATGATGAGAAACAAGAATTAAATGAAATAATGGCAACCAGTCCAAAAGCTAGGACTTGGTTA